CCGCATAGCTTGAATAGGTATCCCTATCAATATCAGTAATTGCTCCGAGATTTTCCGCGTAGGCTTCACCGTCACTATCAACAATGATAAGGTCATCCCCGACAATAAACTTATAAGAATCAGGGATAGTAACATTGACAGTTGTGGCTCCGCCAGAATCGGCTACCAAATAAGCTCGTCCTGGGGCAATTTCTGCACCAGTAATAGTGGCAGTAGGATCATACGGAATCATCTTTCCGTCATTGCCTGCTGCGGAGTTATTTTGCGCTAAAGTAGTTCCCGGTCTGAGAACACCGAAACCAGGCCCGATAGATATCGGAACAGTCAAGGCCGCTAATGGCTCTGAGTAATACAGCCTCTTGTAATCAGTTTGCTCACCATATAAAATATGGGGTGTGTCACTCATTTATCTTCACCTCCTTTATTCTTTTTCTTCTTTTTGACCGACATGGCTCAAAAGAGTATTAGACATTTCACTATTCTCTTTTGCAAGCTTTTCGGCACTGGTTTTTTCTTCATCGGTTTCTCGGCTTCCTGACGGTCCACTGCCAAGCACGGATGTTTCACCGATACCTAATTTGATCCAGCTTTCGATCTCCTTGTCTACAGCATCGGAGAAAGCTTGCTCATCCAGTATCTCGTCCTTAGTGAATTTACCATGAGTAACGTGTTTCGAAACCTTCTCATAATAATCCTCAGGTACTTCACTGGCAGAAAGCTTAACCGTCCAAATCTTTTCACCCAATTCCCGATTTTCTTTAGCTGTTCGGATGGTATCTTTCTTTTCAAAGGAAAGAACCTTGTCGCCGAGATCAGTAACAGTAATCTCCAGTTTTTCTTTCTCACCAGAGAATTTTGCTTTCTCGATTTCCAGATCAGCAGCAAATTTCACCTTTAAATCTGCGGTAACAGATTCAGTGGTGGAAAGTTTGGCAGCGTCCTCAATGCTTTTCAGCAATTCCGGATCATCTTTTTTTAAAGTTTCCAAATCCATTTTGTTCTTCACCTCCTTGTTATCTTTGTTGGTTAATGTGATGATTTTCTCCTCTACCTCGATTTCGATCACCTCCTTTGAAAAGGCTTTTGCTTCTGTCTTATCATCATAACCGAAAACACACACAGAAGCTTCCTTGAACTGGGATTGACGCCAAATAACTCCAGGTCCTTTCATTTTGAAGCCATTTACCATTGCCGTTGCACCTTTTTCCAATCTTTCTATATTCGAAGGAACAGCAAAGATGCTGCCTTCATAAGGAAATCCTTCCTGTGATAACTTTTGGAATTTTAAACTTTCTTCTGTATCTACAAAAGTAATACCTTTGGGATTAAAACTCAATTTATTACCTTCAGTTGAAGGTTTTTTCGAAAATGCAATTTTCTGGTCAGTCCTATGATTTTCCAGAATAGGATAGACTTTTTTAGCAAATTTCATTCCTTGAAGATCGATGGCAAGATCACCCCAATAATAATGATCCTCTATTAATCCACCACTATAAGGAACAAATTGCATCTGAATCTTTTCAGACCCCTCATCCTTGAATAAATGAATTTCAGCTCCACTTGACATTAATCGTAAAGCTCCCTGAGGGATATTTTCTTTTGGCATTATTTATTTTCCTTTTTATTGGTGGGTTTCTTTGGTTCCCCTTCTACTTTCTCTTGAATACTTTCAGCATCAGCATTATATATAAGTTCAGGATATCTATCATCTTCTGTAGCTTTCTGAAGTCTCTTAGCTCCATATCCAGGAAAACCAACCTTGCTTGAAACTTCAGAATTAGGAATCCCTAATGTTTCAGCAACAGGTCCATGTTTTGACCCTAACAATCCTTTAGCTCGGGATTCAATATCGATACTCTCAGATACAGGATAATCAATATCTATAAGCTGTTCTGGTCGTCTTGGAACATCTTTAAATACAGGGTCTTGTTTTTCATCAAAAGCTATGGCTCTTTTTTCATTTATCATTGCAGGAAATTTGCCGATAGCTGATTTTAAAAAGAATATACTTCCCCAGAAATCATATTTAAGGAATCTATCAAAATAAGCTATCTCATCCGATGTTCTGTCCGACATTGGTCCTCTGGAAGCTTTGACTGTTGCAAAGGTTCCTTTAGCTGCTCCAGTCATAACATCTTCCGGCTCATTCAATCCACTTGATACCATTTGAAGTATGTCTGTATCTTGATCGGTAATAGAAGGAAGTTGGGGACTTTGGGCGGTTAATTTCATTCCTGGAGGTAAAACAATCTTAGCTCCGGGAGTCATTTTCGCCATAATCGCTGTATTCCTTCTTTCAGTGTCACTTAATCCCAACCACAATTTAAAAGCCCGGGCATCCTCAAATTCAAACACCCATATATAAGCACCACTGGATTTTTTGTGGTCAATTTCATATTTCTTCAGGTTTTCATAGTGATTGAGCCATTCAAGGATAGTTCTAAGGTAAGATACATTTCTCCTGGTCATAAAACCTCTATCCCAGGAAATTATAAACTGAGAATAACCACCAAATTTTTTATATATGTTCTTTCTACTTCTGGAAGTTTGCTGCTTAGATCGGTCATAACCTTTCAATTTACTGGCAACTTGAACTAATTCTGGGTATCTTGCAATGAATATACTGGGTATTTGGCGAGTTTCCTCACTATTTTTATCACCAAAGCTATAAAAAAGGGGCATAAATGTCTTATTAGGGTGAAAATAGATGCCTGTACCATCAGTTCCTTTGGCACTTAGCTCTTTTGGCTCCATAAAATCGACTTCAACGAAACCATTGGGGTGTAGTGTCAATAAGAGGAATAATTCACCTTCTATGAAGGCTCTGCCAACATATTTAGGCCAATAGTTATATAAACGGTTTCTGGGATCTTGTTCAATATTTTCTATCTCTTCCTGAATCTGATATACATAAGAAGTAGTCAAAAATCCCCAACCTGTTAATCGACCAACCATTCCTCTAATTGCTGTACTTACTTGGGGATTGACATTAAATTTAGACCAGCATTCATTTTGAAGCTCTTTGCGGGAAAGAATAGATTTTGCATCAACACCTTTATCAGGATCTCGGTAGTTATTTTCCTCAGTATTATATTGCCAAGGCATGGTAAAGGACCACCTCTGCATAAGTTCATCAGGAACTTTCATAAGGTAATCAACTGCCTCTGGGCTTAAATCCAGTGCGTCACTGACATCAGTAAAAGTATCTTGCTCCATAATTTACCTTAAAAGGATTTAAAATGAAACCTATATAAACCAAACAAATCCATTTATACAGCAAGTCCATACCAATTGTCAAGCACTTTTTTAATATTTTTTATTTATAATCTGCGGTGAGACCTTCGGCGGGTATAAAAGTACCAAAATTCATCATACTTTTTCTAATGCGGAAATGTGTGTAATTCTTTTCTTTTCCACCATATAAACACCATGCAGCAGAAAAGACTGAATCATCTTGTATTCCAAACTTCTCAAATTTTTCTGTACTGCCAAACCATTTCTTTGTTGCATCATGATTAAATTCACGGAGTTCCTCTCTAAACACATCCATCTTTTTTGATCCAGCAATCTTTATCTGAGGAAACTTGAATCTTCCTTCTTTGCCTGCTTCTAATAATTCTTTGAATGCTCCCTTCTGAGTTCCATAAGCGGGGAAGATTGGTATAAAATCGATATCCCTATCCTCACACCATTCAGCCATATCCCATGCGCCATACCGCTCACTGCATAAGACATCGATACCATCAAACTCAGTTCCTACTTCTTCCAAAATGTCTTTCACTATATTAACAGAATGATTTGGAACTTCGAATAAATGGAGCAGAACATAAATATACTTAGGAGATACATCTGAAGGATTATATTTATGTGCTAAGATCTTACTACCAGGCAGACCTTTCGCAACAACTGTTCCTATAGTTCTCGCCAAACCACTTTCTGCAAAAGGATCTCCAAAATCAAGTCCTGCGAGTATTGCCCAATCAGTATCAAACAACTTGGAAAGATTTTTTAAATCCTCTATTGTTGCCATTCGAGGATTTCCTTGTCTATCGCTTAACTGATAAACATTATCCATTAAGGTAAAACGCCTATCGATTTCATCTATCTGTTCCTGTCCCTTCTCTGCTCCATCAACAAAACCCTTTCCTTTAGTATCAGCTAAAACATCCAACTTCTTATGTTTCTCTTCCAATAATTTTGCAGCTTCAACATGGTTCAAATAAATTCCATCAACAGCAGCTATTCCCATTTCTTCAACAACTTCTTCCGAAAACATCTGAGCCTGGCCTGCACTCCAGAGATTCAGAAAGTATCTTTCATATTCTCCAAAAGGAAATTTAACTGCATAATCATCAAGCTGATCCCTATCCATCATAGGATTCCAATAGTCTCCAAGATCTCCTTCCTTACTTGATCTATATGAAAAGAAAACAGTCTTGGTCAATCGCTGAATGAATCCTGTATATAATTGATATAGTACATGTGTCTTAGCTGATACGGTACTATCTATAACACCCAACGCATTGGGCATTAATCGAATAGAGCCATCTAACTGAACAAAGAATTTTGGATTCTTCATATCGAATATTTCAGAGAAGGTATAGCCTGTAATATTAGATACAATACCTGAAAAGGATGAAATACTTCTGAGGAGACTTCTTATATTATCAGTGGAATCTTTTATACGAATTTCTTTCTCCAGAATATTTCTTCTGCCACCAACCATTTTCAATAGGTCAGGAGAATTTAGAATAATATCCCGCATCATATCAAAATGGACAAATTTAATCTGGTCTTTAGAATTAGCTCCCAACATAATCTGTTGTCTTGGCCAATTGAAGAATTTCCACATTTGAATGAGGCAAGCTAATAGAGACTTCCCTTCTCCACGCATCCAACAGAAAGCAATGAGGCGGTGAAGGAAAACACCATCTTTCATTTTCAATGCCTCCTTCAACACCTCTTGCTGATTTTTCCATATGTCCTGCCAGCTTTTACCTGTTACGGGATTAATTTTTGAAGGCATATCCGACATTTTTGTCCATACGGAAATATCATCATACTTAGGAAAAATAGGAAGGTATACTCTATCATTACACCATTGAATCATTCCCTCTCCACCCTTCCTATAATTTACTTCTGGCATTTACTCTCCTTCTTTGCTACCGTGGTATAATGGAATGGCATTAAGAATCTATCTTTATTCTCCAATGCATTAATTTCCACTATCTCAAACTCCTTCAACAATACTCTGATACCATGTTCTGTAAATCTCCAACAATCAGGCAGCGGTCCATGAATGCGAAAGTCAAACGGGGTGGATAAAAGTAAGAATCCTTTCCATTTTAACAAACGGTACATTTCTAGGACTGCTGCGAAAGGGTTTAATGTATGCTCCAACACTTCAGTACAAACAATAACATCAAAAGTCAAGGAATTAATTATGTCCTCATTATTTCCACATATATCAATTATATAATCAGGGTTATAATCCTCATTGATATCTGCGGATAACACAATGGCTTTCTTAAAGAATACTTTTGCCCCTTTATGTACCTGGGGTGCAATGTCCAGTACTTTTATTGTTTCACAATCATGTTTTGCTGATTGCTCCTCTAAAAAGGCATCAACATTATCCCGAATTTTCTTATAGACCTTTTTATCGTAAGGTGAAATTACTTTCATCACAGAAGAAGTGATTCAATTGCATCAGGAGCAAAAACTGGTAACCCTAAGTTATTTCTAACATCAGAGCGTTCCGCAAACGAATCATCTATAAAAATAGCATCCTGATGTTTAATATAGTTCGACTTCAATTCTCCTGGCCGAAGATTAATAATTTCATCAAAGATCCCGAATAGACGATGCCTTTTCAGTGTATCATCCACTGAGGAAGTATGTCGTGTTAGTAAATGAAGTTTCACTCCTCTATTCAAAGCCTGGTATAACAAGGTAACTGCCTGAGTATTAACATCTTCGCCACAAATCAGACAATCATCCAAATCAATATATATATGGCGGTAGGCAATATCCATGGCATAACGATTTTCTAACGCCCTATCTATCACTATGTTAACCTCATTGCACAAGATATCAACATCTAATTCCATTGCATCAAAAATACTTAGAGCCGCAAAATTAACTCCCAAGTTCCGATAAAGAGCCATTGTCCCAGCCACACGTGGAGCAATCTCCAACAAAGCCAATTGTCCGGAAGCACTTTCCTTCATTTGGTAAAACCATACACCTCGAAAGTTGAGCATCTTGTTTATAATCTCTGCAATCTGATTGAAAAAAACATCTTCGACAGGGCGAGAATTAACACTTATTCCATTCTGAATCCTTGTTCTCACTCTTGGACCAACAAACCGCAGGACGTTATATCGATCAGTAAAGCAATCAATGGTATATTCTTCCCCTGGAAGATACTCCAATATCAAAAGCGACGGATCACGGGACAGATAATGCCCCACTTCCCATCGATCATTTGCCCAATGTGTCCCTTTAGAGCCCTGACCAATATCTGGTTTCAAAAACACTGGCCAATTGTATATATCACTTACTTTGTCATACATTATTGGAATCCGCATTTGGGAAGCGAATCTTCTGTAAGTTTCCTTTTTTGATCGGCAGATGCGACATGTTTCTAAAGGTGAACCTATTACTCCACAATGCAACTGTTCCTTGCTCTCAGCAAAACTCAATACAACACTGTCATGTGCCGGGAAAAGGAAATCAATCTCATATTCGTCTACCACACGATTCACTGCCTCGATGAATCCTGGTTCCTCAACTGTAGGCAAATCG